TGTCATTGCCTTCAATCCTGAAACCGCAGCTTTTGCCGTGTTTGAAAAAAGCTTTGTCGCGCTGCCCGCTTCATTGGTCTTCATAATTAAGCCCTCTACACTTAAATCCGACCTGTTAATTCCGTCAGTATATTCGCCTATCTTATCTTTCGAAGAATTGAAAACCGAACCTTGACCGCGCAACCCTTCTGTCTGTTCGTCAATTGTAGAGTTCAAGCGGTCGCGAAGCTCAATTTCTTCCTGCGTATTTCCTTTGATATTTTTCGCAATCTTCTGAAGCTGGCTTCTGCTGTCATAAAGTTCTTGTGTTGACTTGCCTTCAACTTGCATCGTTTTGGTCAAGTCTTTATTTGCCGCGCCTAAAGCCGATGCAAATTGCTGGTTATCTCTATAAGATTTGCTTAAATTTTTCAATTCGGCTTCTTGCTTCACAAATTGTTCGCCGGTATCGTCGCCGGACTTCTTCAATTCCTTTTGTGATTTTTTCAAAGCGTCCATTGATTTTTTTAATTCAATACTATCTTTGAGGACGTCGTCAACGTCAATACTCAAACTTGCAATATTTACTTGTTCAGCCATTGTTTTATTGTTATGGTGTTTCTATTATTGTAATACTTTCATCTGCGTAATCCGTCATTCCTGAAGGCGTCGTGATTGTCAACCGAACGACATAAGCGCCCAAATCCGCCGTGACTCCGTCAAAGATAAGTGTTCCTTCATAGTCGTCATAATTCTGTTCAATTCGCGCCGTTGAACCTGTTGGCTTTGTTATGATAGTGAATTCAAAATACTTCGTGTCGTCACCAATGTCATAAGTTTCAATTGTACTTTTGCCGGTCACAATTTTTTCATTCTCAATTCCAAGCGTTATTTCATTATTTTCACCCGTTTTCAAATCAATCCTTGCTTCAGGGTGGACCGTCCCGATAAATTCAGGAATCGGAAAAAGCTTCAATTGTAAATTCCGCGCTTGCTTCAGAATATTCTTCACTTCCTAAATCGCTGATCTTATAGACCCAAGATTCAGAATAATTTGAACCGTCAAGAACTTGCGCAATTGCAAAAAGATTCAAGTCTTCAAAAACGATTTCAGTTTCAACAGTGATTTCAACACCGTCTTGATATAGCTTTATGTTCGAATTGAATCCGCTTATCAACTTCAGATTCAAAGGCGCGTCAAATTCTTCGTCGTAATAGCTGACAAGAAAGTTCGCCTTGCTGACAATTATTTCTTTTAATGAAGTTAGATCATAGGAATTAATCTTTCTATAAACGTCGCCTATTGTCGGCGGGTAATTTATTGCAAAGCCTTGAATTTCTAAAGCTTCACACTTGGACAATTGTCCGTTCGTGTGCTGAATATTATTCAAATAATAAATCGGCCTGTCTGTTTAAGAACTTCAGCTTGAAGAAGTCATTGTTCACAATATCAATCAAAGAAAGGTTTGCAAGCAATGTTCTTTTCTTATAGTCATTTAATAAGTCCGTGAATGATTTATAATTGTTATCAATCGAATATTGCAATGACATGAACTTTGTTGTCAAATAAGGCGTGTATTCTGAAGTTTCTGAACCGTCAAAAGAAAATTCTTGAACCTGACTTTGTGAAGCAAGCAAATCAACATACATAATTTTTGAAGGCGTGCTTGAATTTTCCGCGCTGTCATAGTCGTAATTATCATATTCATACAATAAAGGCAATGAAGCACCTGTTCCCATTACGCGAATGATTCCGGTCGTCGTCGGAACTGTCAGACTTATTTTTTCAAAAGAAACAACGCTTCCAGAACCGGCGACTTCATAAGAAATAAAAACGTCGGCGTCTGTATAATAGCAAACCATTGCGGCGTCAGCATCTTCAACTGTTCCTTTTGCCGCGTAAGCTTTATATTCTGAACGCGCGTTGTTGTATATGTCAACAACGAAAGCTTTTATTCTAAAGTTAATGTCTGTCGTTTGACCGCCTGTTTGAAGAAGCCTGGCGGAAGGAAAAAGCGTTGAATTCGGCGCAACTGATTCTTCAAGTATTGCAATTTTACTAATGCCCGCGCCCCAAATCGGAATTGAATATATTTCTTTTGAAGGAAGCGGCGCGGAATGACCATACAAACCGGAAATTGCCGGAACTTCAAAAGGACTTGAAAACAATGTTCCTTCTTCGCTTGCGTTTTCATTGTCAACAACAAGTTCGCCGTTCAGGTCTTCAAGCGCGTCGGAAGCGTATAAATATTTGCCGAATTTACTTTGCATATCCTGACGCAAATTCCTGTTCATTGAAGTTGCTTATCTTTTCAGTCCAATCTTCAGCCGTGTCTTCTGAATTCAAAACTTCCTGAAGCTTCCTGAATTCAAAATTTTCTTCATTGCTATTGTATTGCATCAAAAGACCGTGTTTATTAGCAATGAATTTTATCAAGTCAATTTGTTTCAAGTCGCCGAATAGTTCCGAAATTACAACGGTTGTTCCGGCCGGCGTTATTTCATATCCGCGGCAAGGAGTCAAAACTTCTTTCAAATATTTTGCGTCAGTTGTGAAGAAGTCGCCCGACTTTAAAAATCCGGCTTCCGAAAAGATCATGTCAACAATAGTATTGACATAAAAAGAAGGCGCAAGATTTTCATAATATTGAACCGCGCTTTCTTCATAGCCTTTGCCGAAGTCCGCGAAAGCGTAAATATAGCCGTCTGTATTTGTATAGCTATCAACAACCGCTTCTTTTGAAGCTGAATGATTGTAAGAACTGAAATCAAGTTCAGAAACTTTCTTGTCGCCAAGTACAACCGAAAGCCCACGAAATCCGTCAATCAAGTTCAATTGAATTTCCTTTGCGTCAATGCTTCGTATAATTGCCGAACCGTTTAAAACCATTGGCAAACCGTCAATATAATAGTCAGCAACGACTTTTTCAAAAGGTTTCCTTGAAGTATTTCCAGAAGTTGAAATCATGTCAAGAATTTGCAAGTTCTTTGACGTTGTCGGAATCTTGATTGTATATGAATAAGAAGATTTGAATTCCGTAATTTCAGAAACTTCGCCGATTTGCAACTTGCGTGTAATTTGTTGATTATAAATATCAACTTTCTTTCTGTTCAAATATAAACTGTCTGGCATCCGCTTAAAAGTTTTGCGGTAATATGTTCAGGTAAATTGACAATGAAAGAAGCTTCATTCCGGCCGCGCTTGTTTGAAAATGAAAGAACGCCCTGAATTGAAACGTCAAAAAAGCTTCCGTCAACATTGGCTTCTTTTGAAGAATACATTTGAACAAGCGGACTGTCAAACAAGTCTTTTATATTTTCATATTCGTCAGCTTCATACTTTGTTTTTATCATGATACTTTCAGAAGCTTCTTTTCCAATGCTTTTATTCAATCCGATCGCGTCAGAAATGTTCTTGAATTCGTTGTTCAATATTGTACCGATTTTCAGAGTTTCCGCGTTTCCTGAACAAAGTATCTGTCAAATAGATAATGACTGAAGCCGCCCGACCTATTGAACCATTTCAAATATATTCCTGAACAATTCTTTTTCTTCCGCAATAAAAGGTTCGTTTTGAAAGTTGTTCCTTCATAAATCTCAAGCCGGTTCCAATTTTCAGTCAAAGGAAGGAAGTTGTCAAATGTCCAATTGTTTCCGCCGCCTTTGTCAACATTCACGCGAAATGATTCTTCCGCCGTCGTCAACATTGGTTCACTTTCGTTTCCTGTATTCAGGCTTTTAACTATGATATTGACGCCGCTTTGAACTTCAAGAATATCAAAGTGAAACGGAAAGCCTTCGAAATATGTCATGAAATGGTTCACGCCGTCCGCCGAATAGCTTAATAATTGATAAGGGTTACTATGTAAACTTTCAGCAATCTGTTTGACCGCCTTGAAAAAATCATAATATTCAGTTGTTGTTTCGCTTGTTGTGTCATTGAAAACTTCAATGTCAATTCTTTCATTCAGTAATATTCCTGAAATGTTTTTATAATAAGCATCAACAAAGAAGTTTGCATCTTCAAAGCCGGCTTCATTCAAGACAACCTTGACCGCTTCTTTCAAGTTTATCAAATATTTTCCTGTTGAATCTGGATATATTTTCAACTTATTCGGAAAAGTTAAAACCGGATAAAGTTGAATTTCCGCGTAAGTGTCAGCCGCAAGGCTTGAACTAAATTCAATATATGAATCATTGTAAGCCGGATAAAAGCCTTCAGGTTCTTTGCTTATTGTTATAGCCATTTTTAAACATTTTTCGCAAGAACTTCAAGTTCCGCGTTGATTTGTGTTATTATTCCGTTCACGTTCAATTCCGAAATCCTTCGAATTATACTGTCAATTCTTTCCGGCGTGATTACTTGTTCATATATCTTCAGCCATTCAGAACGCTTTGTTCCTTCTTTGTGAATCTTCCTTGCTATCAAGTAAGCCAATGACTTCAAACTTATATCATTGTTTATTGCGCGGATTCCTTTCACTTTAAGCCATTTCAAAATCTGTTGTTGAACAGTTGGTTCGCCGGCCTTTCCGGCCTTCTTTGTTTTTCCGCGTCCGGCCAGATATACGAATCCGCGAATTGTCGCCTTGTTCGGCTTATAAATCGCTTCAAGACCGTCTTCAAATTGTCCTGAAGCCTTCCGGCCTGACTGTTCATATACTTGAATAATGTCGTCAAGAATAGCTTGTATTTCTTCTTGTATGATTTCGTCGGTTGTCATTCGTCAATGGTCAATTGATAAGTTACAATAACGCCGTCAAAATTATAGTCGAATATATTAATCACTTCAGTAATTTCCCAAAGGTCAAATTTTACGTCATAGCCGCAACGAATCGTTTCTTTGATTTTCTCAAGGTCGCCTTGAACAATCGGTTTTATATAATTTTGATACCGGTCGTCATAGCTTTTCACGTCAATATCTGAAGAATAAAGAATCATGAATGAACCCGAATGAACCTTCTGTTCAGTTACTCCATTGTCGTTGTCAATGTCGCGCGTTTTTACAGGGTCAAGAAACAAGTGTGAAGTGTTCTTTTGTTCAGCCGCTTCGAATAGATTATGAAAGTCAGTTCTTCCATAGTCAAATGGCCATTCTTCAGCCGTTGCAATTGCTTTTAATATTTCATACATAGTTTAATCTTTAATCTTTTATCTTTTCAATTTCTTGCATTTCTTCGCGAATGTCTGAACTTGTTTTTCGCATATAAAGAACAGTAAAAATTTCCGCAAATTCCATGTTCATATATTTTTGATATTTCAACGCGTCGCCGCCGGATAAAGCTTCAAGCGTGTTATATATTCCGAACTTTGCCATTCTTTCAGAACCTTCAACAGCTTCGAAGTTGAAGTCAATCTTTGAAGGCGTCAAAGCGTTTTCTTCCGCCTTGATAATTGTCTTCAGTTGTTCGCGTATTGAATTGACTATTGAAAAGAATTCAATTATTGGCATTTCAAGAACTTCTTCTTTTGTAATCTTCTGAACCTTTGCAACGACCTTGATCAAATCGCGGTCATTTCCAGAAGCAAGCGTTTCTTTTACAAGTTCAACGTGTTTCAATTTCATATTGAAGACTTGCCGCTTTGTTTCCGCCGGCTTGATATACTGCAAAGCAACAATATATCTTTCAATCAATTCAGACGGTTGATTGTAGAATTCGACAAGCTTAAAATTTTCAATGTTCATTTATAAATTTAAAAGTATTACCTGACAATGACGAATTCGCCAACATTTCAGAAAAATAATATCTTGTTGGGTCAATTATATGATTCCATTCGTCAACCGGAACGCCCAACGATTCGCCGCCTTTGTCCGTCTTATAACAATAATTTTCAAATTCTTCAACGACATTTTTACCAATGACAACAAGTTCAAATTCCATCATGACCGAAATTCCGAATTCAATGTTCTTATTGTCCGCGCCTTTGATCTTTATTCCGTATGAACGTAATTCCTTGATTGATTTCGGTTCAGAAGAATCCGCAATGATTAAGCCTTCAAACAATTCTTTGTCCTGTTTTATCTTTGTGGCAACCTGTGAATTCAAAAGACCTTTTTGATAAAGGTATTCGACAACATAAATTTTGCTATTGTATTGATAAAGCTTTGCAATTGCGCAAGGGTCAGGATTGAAACCCCAATCAAGAACGCCGCCTAAATATTTCGCGCCTGAAGGTACTGTTTTTGCTTCAGTCCAATTTTCAAAGATAACGCCTTCAGTCACGCCCAAAAGACCCAAACCCAAAACACGCCATTTGTTTTTGAAATATTGGCTTCCTTCGTCGGCTTTCTTCTTGAACCAAATGATTGAAGCCTTTTCTTTTTCTGGAATAAATTCGTTGTGTGTGAAGTTTAGAACTAAAAAATCAACATGATCTTCGCCGATTAGTTCTTTATGAACCCAAAATTTCCGGCGCGGGTTGAAATCCATAATTGTAAACTCTGACGTTCTGGAATAGATTTCAATATAAGTTGAAAACTTTATAAAGTCCGCTTCATTTATATATAAGTGTGTTCGGCGTGAACCTAATCGCGAGCCGTCGCCGTCAACGGAAAAGAATTCAATCAAGTTTGAACCATATTGATAAATATGACGCGTATTATTTATATAAAACTTGTCGTATAAATTCCAACTTCGAAGAATCTTTTCAAAGTCACGCAAAGCACCTGACAAAAGGTTCGGCATACTTTGAGCAACGACCGAAATAATAAGATTTTCACGCTTTGAAATAGCTAACAAAATAAAAAGCATCAAAATTGAAATTGTTTTTGATGAACCTTTTCCGCCTTGTATGATTCTGACTTCTTTATTTAGTGAACATATCTTTTCAAAAGCGGTTGTTGTCTCATATTGCCCTGTTAAACTCATTTTTTGCCCTGAAGAATGTCTTCAATTATTGTTTTGTGCTTGTCATTCGAAGTAAAAATATTGATTTCATTCGTTTTTTGCTTGTTATCAATCTCGTAAAAGCCTAAATGTTTATTAATCATATCAATTGCGCGTTCCTTTGATACGAATTGAAGTTCAATTGTTTCTTCAGTATTCAACAATTCACCTTTTGAGTTGTAAAAATGCTTTAATCTTGTTTTATACTTGACAATCAAGCGACGAATTTCGACCGGCAAAGCCTTTATTTCTTCGGCTGACAAGGAAATTGTTTCTGTAATATCAGATTGAACCCAATTTTGAAGTTCATGAAGGATCCCTTCGTGTGTCGTTTGAACTATCTTCGCGGCTTCATGATGTTTTTCCAGAATGTAAGCTTTCAATTCCGGCAACGCCTGAATCTTTGAAAAGTTTACTGAAGCCGTCAGGTCTTTTTTAACTGTTTTATAAATCTTTCGGTAAGCCTTCGCGCCGTTGAAACCATTGACAAACCATTCGTCAACAATTCTTTTGTATTTCGCCAATGTATTCGGCTGAAGGTTGCGTTTCATTTTTCATTATAAATTTCTAAATTTCATTTTATTATATTATTCGCGTGGTACTGGAACGGTATTAGCAAAAGATAACATTCTAGTTGCCGTATTATTAACATAAGGAAAACTACAAAAATCACTTCTATAATAATTATAAAACAATGCCCATTTATTAGTATCTACTTTAATTATTGAATGATAATTAACGCCACTCGCAGTAGAAGTTCTATTCTCATTTTCGAGAGTAGGTGTCGTTCCATTATCAGTACTAAACAATGTACCTAAATTTGTAAATGTTGGAGAATCAAGATTAACTGTAGGGCAACTATACATTTATTATATCTTTCAGTATTACCGGTAGCTCTAAATCCAAAATACTAATCCCATTTTCTTTATATAAGATAAACTCTATCATAACCCGGATCAAATCACTACTTATTAACGTCCATCCTGTAGATGCTAGTGTAGCGTTATAGTAAAACACTATATTAGTTCCGCTTATAAGCATAATATAGTATTTACCATTTTCATAAAACATCATCCCACCTTGTAAATTACCTAAACCAGCAGTAGTTACGCTGCCTCCTTTAGTCCAAATAATACCATCTGTAGAAGTAGCCCACATAGGGTGTGGAACATGGGCTGTACCGTCAGGGGCAGAATCCCCATTATAAAACATTACATATTGACTTGCATCTTGAAACATATTTCTTTAACCAAGCATTAGACGCATCGTTCGCACCAGAATACTCACCTGAAATAGCCAATACAGGAGAAGTTCCGTTTGCCCATTTCTGCCATTTACCATTATATAGTCCCTCAGATTT